TTAGGTTTGTGTTGGGCATCGTACCTGAGTCATACGCTGTTCCCATTGCATCGGAAGCCCTACGAGCCTCATTAATCTTTTCCATACTTGTACCCGCAGGTTGAATGCCCTGTGCTCTTGCCTCGCGGTAAGCGTTCAGTTCATTGTCCCACTTTTTATTGTTCATAGTTTTTCCATGATGGGCATCTCCAGGATTTAACTGGAGTCCCGCTGCCTTGCAACCAAAGCAGATATCTGGACCACCACATTTACTATGGTCAATAAAAATATCTTCTGATTGGAATGGAACTAACGAAGTTTCATCGCAGTTTACACATCCATATTTTGCAGCCTTAAAGTTACGTGCCTCAGTGAATCCCCATTCAAGCACCTTACTGATGTGATTACACATTTATATCGTCTCCACCGTATATCCTGCTGCCTCTAAAGCAGCCTTTTCTCCTGCGCTAACCTCATATGAGTAGCCACCGATGTAGGCAACTTGAGCAGCCGTTACTTCTTCTGAAGAAGGAAAACGGGTTTGGTAGTACTGCCCGTCTATCTTTAAGACAGAGACCCCTCTAGTGAGGCGGAAAAAACCGAATAAGCGCCCTTCACCAGCAGGCCCTTCGCTGATTGTAGGTGTTGTGAATCTATATGCCATTTGACCTCCTAAGCCCTTTTACTGATGAGTAGGGGTTGCCCCCTACCCACCCGTCTAATTACTTAGATTATCTCTTAGTTGTGAACTGAAGAAGATGTTTCAATACGATAGAGTGATTCCTGACGGAAGACGCTCCAGTTGATGATACCGTGCCAGCCGACTGGGCGGAAGCGGTTCAACTTGTCTACAACGTTACCAAACTCAATGCCTGGTTCCTTCCATACTGCTTCAGCAAGTGCTTGCTGTCCGAGTACGTAGGTGTTGAATACACGTGCCTTTGGTGTAACTGTAAGTGTGTTTGTTCCAACAGTTCCTGAGTTAGCAACAGACACAGTGAATGTTGTGTTTGTAGCGCCAACTGAGATTGCTGTAATCAAAGCACCTGAACCTACGTTAGTACCAGAGATAGCATCTCCAACCTCAGCAAGACCACCGAATGCGGCATTGGCTGCAACGATTGTGTACTCACCTGATACACCGCTTACTGCTGATGCAGTAGCAAGTGCTGTTAGAGCCTTACCTGAGATGGTGTTTGTCATAGTTGGTGTCTCGATGAAACGAACACCTTCCCATGCGCCAATTTCACCAGCATAGAGTGCCTGGATGTTTTGGTATTCGTTTGGTGTACGCCAGATGTTGTTTCCTGTTTCTGTACGGAGGTCATGAGAAACTTCTGGGTGAACATACGCTGTGTACATTCCACCACGTGTGAGAACGTTTGAAGCGCGCAACTTTGTTACTGCGTAACGGATGTCGCGGCCCTTGATTACGTCTGTTGTATCGATTGTTGTCTTAGCAGCAGTTGTTGAAAGTGCTCCACCTGATTCGCGGATGACGTTTGTACCTGCATCAAGTTTAGCAGCGATTGCTGCATCCATTGTCATAGCCATGTTGTATGAAACTGCGTTAGCAATCCATGGGTCAACATCTGAAAGTGACATGAGTGATAACTTACGAGTTGGAAGCACTACGCGTCCCATTTCAACCTGTGTCACATCAAGTGTTGTGGTTGCTGGAAGCGCGACTGCATCTGGGTCTACAGTTTCAGCAAGTGTAGCACCAGCAACTGTGGTGTCAGCAATGTCTGTATAGAACTGGAAACGGATAGATGAACCGTCGTGAGTTGGGTTGCCGACCTTCTTGTCAGCGATTGCACGGAACTGAGGGGTATTACGCAAGTTAATTTCGATTAACTTGTCATAAGCCATCGTTACGAGATTGGAACCAACACCCGAGGTGGTGGTTGTGAAGGTATCTGCCATTTGGAGATATCCTCGCTTTCTGATTGTTTAGTGTGCGGTTATTTTACTGACCGCTGAGGATGGAATAAATTTCTTCTTCAGTTGTTGCTCCCGCAATGCGGTTAATCAAATCATCTGAAGCAGCAGGTGTCTCTGCATTTGTTAGCACTGAATCCATCTTCTTCATAGAAGCGATATCCTGTTGATTGACGGCTGGTTTTTCAGTTGGTGTATATCCGAAGACATCACCATTGTTGTCCAGCCATGCACTAATAGCATCTTCAGATGCCTCGATATCAGATGGAATAAACTGTGCAATCTTTTGATTGACACCCTTGGACGCAAGTACGTCCTTTAAAATCCGGTCTTTCTGGGCTTTGGTTAATTCACCATATGAAGTTTCCAAATCTTTGTTCTTACGCTGTTCAGCCTTTAGAGCTTTACGCAGTTTCTTAACAAGGTCTGTATCAGATTCAAATACCCCCGTAGGTGTATCGTCTTCTTCTTCATCTTCCCAGTAGTTGTCTCGGTTATCGCTCATGCGATTTCTCCCTTTTAGTAGTTGTCGCACACCTCAATGCAGATGGGGAATCTGTCTTGGCTTGTACTCTCGGTCTTGTACGCCCTCTGAGGCCGATGGATTCAGAGGGGATTCTTTATAGTTGTCCGCTTGTATTGCTATTGCCTAGAGAACCAGTTTGACCTAGGCGTGTGTATACACCAGCGTCTCCTGAGAAGGCTTGCTTATTTTGTTCTGTAAGTCTCTTACGACGCTCAGAAGCCATATTCTTAAATTCTTCATTTTGTAATTCGCCTTGAATAGTAGACTGAGTTGCAGCAGTTCCAGGAGTCTTTTCATAGATGCCTGATAATGCTGTCAATGGGTTAAGTGTCTCAGCAATGTTTTGGAATCCAGTAGATGCAAGTTGTGCAATCTGTGCTTCACTATAACCTTTATCTGTCATTGCTGCAGAAAGTTGTTTGTAAGTAGATAGTTGAGCATTATCAACAAGAAGTCCTGAACTAGCACGGCGAATAGCCTCTGCTACAAATGTACCAGTGTTACGGTTAAGGTCAAGTTGTTCTTTGCCAATCTTGGCATCCATATAGAAATCTTGCAAGTCTGCAGAAGTAGCAATATAACCCAACTTCATAAGAGCATCTGTCTTGGCAGGGTCTGCATTGATAGCAGCAAGACGAGCAGCATTAGCACGCTCATCAAGTTCTGAAACTGATACGTTGTTCTTGACATAATTTTTAAGCGATTCAGTTGATAGATACTTATCGCTAAACCCATACTTGGTTTTAAGTTCTTTATATCCTTCTACAGCATTAAAAAGTTCTGATGGAGTTTTAGGTTTTGTAAGTCCCTCATTAAGATATCCATACTGGTCATAGAATGGAGATGACAATTTAGTGCCATTCTTGAGTGTGTAATCTTTTGTATTAAGAAATACTTGGACTGCATTATCGTAGTCAAGTCCATCTATAAGTAATGAGTTTAGATAACTAGCAGATGAGTCAATAACTGTAGAAGTAAATCCTTGTGCTTTAAGCATGGCTTTAAGAACATCAATATTAGTTGTAGGAACGCCTAGAGTTCCTGTATTTGCATTTGCATTTCCAGAACCACCATTACTTCCGCCACTTCCGCCACTTCCGCCATTTCCACCGCCAACAGGTGGGTTTACAGCGTCTTTGTAAAGTTTATATTGTGTACCAATCCATGTCCAGTGAAATCCAGCAGGTGCTTCAGATGTAGGTCCAGCATCTTTGGCTGCTTGGTTAGCAGCAACGCGTGTCACTGGTGTGACTACTGGTGTTGTTCCATCAGGCTTAAGCCCAGCAGCAACATTGGTATCTGCTAGTTTAGTTTTAAGGCTTTCAATAAAAGCGTTAATATTATTAACAGTTGGGTTTGCAACTGCTGCATTAGCAATTGTAGTTGCCTTAGCCTCAGCAGCAATCTGTGCTGCAGTCTTTGTAGCATTAGGAGATTTTGAAGATGTATCAGAGACTAATGATGTGCCAAATTCGTCTACAGTTGCTCTAGCCATGATTACCTCAACGCATTCTGTAGTGACTGACCCATATTTATTGCTGTATTAATAGCAGAAGATGTAGTGCCATAACGTTTGTCGTTCATAACCATTTGACTCAATTCAAAATCGTTTGGAAGTCTGTAGTTTCCTTTATCATCTTTGAAATTAAGAGCCTGTAAAGCAAGTGGGTCTTTAATATCAAGAGTAGTTTCAAGAGCATTACCCAAAGACTTAAGCACAGGGTCTACATACTTGTTTGCATTCTCGCCTGGTTGTAGCATTCCCTGAATAGCCATAAATCGTCCACTTGACTTCTTTTGCAAATCTCCAACATATTGGTTAAACATTTCTGCTTGAACTTTTTCGTCAGGGTGTGACATAATATTTTTAATCAATGGAGCAACTGTTGCAAAGTCTGGCACAGCCTCATAGTTGCCCTTGTTATATGCAGCAATAGTATCATAGATGGTCTTGGCTGTTCCACCAATATCTTTTACGTTAAACTTTGCATCTGGGAAGTTCTGTACTAAGAAGTCAGCAAGGAACTGTGTCTGTTCTTCTGCAGTGAATCCTTCACCCATAGACTTGCTAGTACCAGTGCTAATTGACTTAGTGCGATATACGCCTGAATCATCTTTAAGTTTGCCAGTATAAACTTTTTGGCCAGCAAGGTCAACCTTTTGCTTACCAGTAGCCTTATCAATAACTGGCTTACTCTTAGTATCATAAAGGTAGACTTTTTCTGTCTTCTGTTCTGTAGTAGTAGCCTGTGTCTGAGACTTTACTTGTGCATTCCATGAATCTTGAAATTTCTTATCAAGTTCAGGTGCTGGGAATTGACCAAATGCTTTAAAGTAGGAATCGCTATAAGCCTGACGAGCATCGCCTAAATCTTTGTACTGCAAAGCAGATTGAACTTGCTTAGTATACTGAGTAGCCATATCAGGTTGTGCAATAGTCTTAGGCTTAAGTGAACTATTATAGTTAGCCAAGTAAGCAAGTGGTAATAACTGGCTAGGGATAGCAGCAGCAATAACCTTATCCAGTGCAGCCATCTCGTCAATGCCAACAATACCTAGTGGTGTAGTTGACTTGCTAAGACCAGCCTTACGCAGCATAGCCTGCATTGCTTGAAACTCTGTTGCATATCCGCCCTGTCCAGGACCTGACATTTGACGTTGAATTTCCATTAGTGCTGCTTGTTTTGCAACAAGGTCAGTAGTTGTAACAAATTTTACATAAGGATTTGTAGGGTCGCTATAGATTCCAAGGATTCCGTCGGCAGTTGCTTGTGTTTTATTACCAGCCATTACTTCTTAGCCTCCTTTAGTATTCCAGCAAATACCCCGTAGTACATGCGGGAGAACTCAGGATTTTGTTGCATTAGTTTTTCTCCTAGTGTAACGAGGTCGTTACGCATCAATGTAGCAATTCCACCCGATGATAATTCAGCGTAGTTAGAAGCCTTTTGCATATTCAATAGTTTTTTAAACTCATCAAACTTGGCATAGAACTCTGATGTTTCTTTATAAACAGAAGACTTTTTAAATATAGGGTCTTGCAAAGCAAGTCCAATATTTGCAATCTTCTGGTCATTAACGCCTGTGATAATAGTGTCAGAAGGACGAGCACCAAATCCCTTATCAAGAACGGCTAGTTGTTCGTTATACCAGTAATCTGTATATCCGCCAGCAATTTGTTTCTCAGCAAGTTGGCTCTTAAGCATTGCATAAACCATGCCCTCGGACTCTTGAGCAATCTCTGCTGTAGACAAAGCACGGCGTGAACCGCTTCTCTTCTGCCAGTTGTAGTACTTAAGAGAGTATTCCCCACCAGGGAAGAAGTATGGAATTACATCTCCTGTAGGAGTGGCGTACTTATCTGCTGCTCCAGGATTGTTATTCAAGAATGTCCATGCATCTGCAGAACCTGATGTTCCAGGTGTGCTTGAACTTACTCCAACAAGAATGTTCTCAATACCAAACTTATCAGCAAATTCAAC